TTAACTGGCTTTTTTGATCTGCGGGAGATCGAAGGCTTTGCGCAATGCGCGGACAAACGCTTTGTCATGGCAGATGGTTTTACCCGGGCTGTCGGAGAGTTTCGCCACCGGCTTGCCGTTACATTCCACCAGCTTTATAACAATATTCAGAGGTTTTACCTGAGGAATGTCGCAGGTCAAACGGGTACCAATCCCGAAGCTCAGGTTCACTCGGGTGTTGAAATGGCGATAAAGTTCAACCGCTTTTGCCAGGTCAAGATTATCGGAGAAAACCAGCACCTTGCTCATCGGGTCAATGCCGAGTTTTTGGTAATGGGCTATCGCCTTCTCGCCCCATTCAACCGGGTCCCCGGAATCGTGGCGTAACCCCTGATAACGCTCAGCAAATTCGGGACCGAAGTCACGCAGGAAGGCATCCATCGTAATGCAGTCGGTGAGGGCGATCCCGAGTTGATTCGGGTACTCCTCAAGCCATGCGGCGAGGGCCGCGCGCTGGCTGTTAGCCAGATCCGGGCTGATTTGCTGATGCGCCTGGAACCACTCGTGCGCCTGGGTGCCCATCGGCGTCAGGTTGAGTCGACGCGCCAGGTCGTAGTTACTGGTGCCCACGAACCACGGCTCCTGCTGCAGACGTTTAACGATGGCCTGCTGAACCTCGCGAGAGAAACGGCGACGGGTGCCGAAATCCATCAGGCGGAAGCGGGACATATCCAGCCCTTCGGTCAGCGTGGTGAAGGCTGCAAGTTTATTTTCCAGCGAGGCGACCGCCTGGGCGACGCCCATTTCCGGCGAACGGTAGCGGTGAGCCAACTCGCTGATCACTGCCAGCAGCGGCACTTCCCACATGATCACTTCCCGCCACGGACCTTCAAGGCGAATATCCAGCTTGCCGTTCTCGTTGGTCACGGTGACCTGCTCCGGCTTATAGCGGAAATCACGCAGCCAGTTCAGGTAATCGGTTTTAAAGAAAGGCAGGCCAGAAAGCCACTGGTATTCATCGTCCTGCAGCGTCAGATGCTGCATCGCATCGACCTGTTCACGAATGGAGTCTGCGTAGATACCGAGCAAATCGTCACCACGGCAGCGGAATTCCGCCGCGACGTGAACGTCATAGTAATGGTGGAAAACGGCTTGCTGCATATGCAGTTTATACGCGTCGGTATCCAGCAACGTATGCAGAACCGGAGAAGCGAATTGAGTCATAGGTGCGCTGTAGCATCCTCTCACGGGAGCGTTTAGTACAATAAACAACTCCGGAGTATACCTTGTTTAGTGATTTATTGAACCCCGATCACAACATAAGCACACTTTATGGTCGAGGGCATTTTGTGCCCCGTGTTATACAAATGTAGCAACAGGGCTGCTAACCACTTGAATTTAAGGTTTTCTACTGCGCTGCTATCATGCTTTGGGGCAGCGATGGGGCAATGTGTGAAAGCGCCTTGTTGAGTAGAGTAACCTGTTCGCCGCTCTTCTCTGACATCCACTTTCCATACACCTTGTAAACCATCTGTGCATCGGTATGCCCCATCTGAGTTGCTATAAAATTTGGGTTCGCCCCGGCTGACAATGACCAGCACGCATAGGTATGCCTTGACTGATACGCGTTGCGGTACCGTATACCGGCGCGCTTGATTATCGGGCCCCAAATTTTATTAATCGAATTAACCGCGTAATGATATCCTCTTCGTGACCCACGCTTGACGCATTGAGGGCTGAAAACGAAAGTGCATGGATGTATGACTGACTGGCCATATTCACGCAAATTCACTTCAACCTCATGCTGCCGGCCAAGGCGCGTCAGTTGGGCCTGATTCCTGAGGGCATCAATAGCTGGTTGTATGAGATAAATCACCCTGTCAGTGCCTGCCTCGGTTTTTGGCAGGGTGAACTCATACGTTTGGGTAAGGTTACGCTTAACCGTAATGGTTCCCGCGGTGAGATCGATGTCTTCCCATGCAAGACCACATAATTCCCCATGCCTCATTCCAGTATAAACGGCGACGGTCCAGAGATTTCGCATCTGCTGGTGGCCGCATGCCTGAATGAACCTGATGAACTCGTCTGTCGTTAGTGGATCTGGTTCGTCTTTTGCCTTCCTGAGACGGTTAATTCCGCTAAACGGGTTTTCCTTTGCGTAGCCGTTATCTGCTCCAAACTGGAAGATCTCGGCCATCAGCATCATGTAATTATTCACCGTGGAAGACTTCCGGCCTTTTACCTGTGTCCGGTGATCCTTCTTCATTACATGGAAGCCCGTCAGCAACTCCTTCCTGACATACAGCAAATCTTCAGTGGTAACCGCAGAAACCATTTTATTTTCGCCGATGCGCGGAAGCATGTTTTTTATGATGGATTCGTACCTACTCATGGTGTTAGAGCTGATCTCCATTCTCTTCAGCTCTGACCATCTTTCGGTAAGCTCCAGCACAGTAATTTCCTTTCTATCCTGACCGAACCGGGCAAGGTTCGGTGAGTTTGGGAATTTTTCTGCATAGTTAAAATTTCCCATCCTTATCGCAAAACAAACCGAAGAACGCAGCTCACCAGCTATCTTGCGATTTTTTGCAGTGTCAGGGACACCGAGGTTTTCCCTGACACGTTTACCTTTATAAAGAAACCAGATGCGGAGCGAACCGCCGTGGTTTTCGACGCCTGTAGGGTATGATGCATTAGCCATTGATCCCTCCTGACGTCCAGGAGCGTGGACGAGTGTACTGCTTTTCATGCTGTCTTCGCACCTGGTTGATTTTTTTTCTGTGCCTCGATCCACTGATCAACGGCTTTCCTGTTGTACATGCATTCGCTCGAAGGCTTGGGATTACCATCTGGTGAAATGTGCAGGTACTCGCGGCCCAGCATCCAGGATTCTTTTCTGGCGCGGGTGATGGTTCCGGGCTTGAGCCCGGTAACCGCAATCAGAACCTTTTCGCTAACCCAGTCATTCGGCACCAGAAGAACGATTTCAGCACTGGTTTGCATGGATCTCCTCCATTTTCTCTTTAGCCAGACGCACGCAACGCGCAAAAGAGGAGGGCGTTACAATTTCGCGCAGAGCCTGAACCAGGAAGTCGTTGTGCTGCTGGTGCAGCTCCAGGTTGCGTTCTTTTTCCTCATGACGCAGGACTGCCAGACGGGCTGTGATGATTCGACGCTTCCCTTTGATCAGCCGCAGTGCGTTCTCTGCCTTTTTGCGCCATGTACTCCAGTCACTACTGCTGTTCGATCTCGCCAGTTGCTCTTCAATACTGAGCTGCGCTTCTTCTGCGTTAACAAGCTGCTGCAGGCAATCGCTGATAGTGTTCAGGTTGTCTGTCTCCACGAAGAATTTGTGCATTCTTAACCCTCCCACCCAATCGCCTGGAACAGGCCCATTTTAGGGTGATACCAGCGGGTGCCGCGCGGTTCAGCTTCTGACATCATCTGGCGAAATGCGGCCATAAACGGCTCCAGTTCGACAATAGCCCTACGTGACAACAGCCCGTCTGGAGTCATAAATTCGTGCGTGTCTGTCGGGATGCGGTAGGCATTGACCAAATTTCGGCACTTGGCGTCACTCATTCCGCTTTTGGCTACCACCTGGCGGTAACCGACATATCCGGCGCGCATGGTCCCGCGTTTGATGTTCTCCACAGCTTCTGTGACCGTTTCGATCTGCTCTTCAACATGATTAAGGCGCTTCTGCTGGCGAACGGCGTCGGCGGCCATTGCAGCGATCATCTCGATTTCCGTCAGCGGCGCGCGAGTGCGGAAATAGTTGTTAACCAGTTCGCGCTGAACCTGCCAGGCAAGATCATCGTTAAATGGCTTCGTCAACATCAGATAGCCTGATTCGAAAAGCACAATCCCTGACGGTGCAAATTTAGAGAATGTCCCTTCAGGGAGGTCCGTACGTATTACGTCCGCACCTAATTCGGCATAATCCACACCGTTGATGAAATGCTCACGGTTTCGGTTGAATGCTGCACGAGCGGTTCCTTCCGGTCGCTGGTGGACTTCATCAATCATCGCCAGCGTCACAACGCGCTGACCGCGATATTCGACTGCCGGCAGATGTTTGTTATTGATCGTTACAGTGTTCATTTTCGTCCTCCTCAGTGCATAACCGGCATGTCAGGCATACCTTCTTTCTGAATCTGTTCAATGAAGCTGTCATGAAGGAGATTTAAACCCTCCCGCCCCATTTTTGAGAGTCGAAGCCCGTTCTCAGCGTCCGTATCTAGCATGTCCCGGTACATGCGCAGCGCCATCTGCTGACCGAGTTCCTGGCCATATTTCTCAATGGCTAGCCCTTCCACATGGCTTGCGAGTGCGAACCGCTCTGGCGCAGGATAAACACTGATTGAACCGTGCTGTCCGGAGTAGATAACTGCGGTGTCAAACCCTCCAGAATCGTTGGCAACCTCAACTGTGCCGTTCTTTGCCTGCTCCTCGGTAATGAAGACGGCAACAAGCATCCAGCGCCAAATGATGATTTCGCTCTCGATGCCCGGGGTAAACCAGCCGCTTTCAATCGCTTCCATGATGCAAGCCAGCAGATCTAATCCATCCGGAATTCGTTTGTCATAGTTGCCATTGTCGAGCTGGCGAACCGCGACGGAATAACCAATGACGCGGTTACCAAAACGGATGCCTGTTGATGTCGGCTCCGGAGTAAAGGCTGAATTAACCATCACTGAACTCCTTTCGGCTTGATGGCCTGCAGTGCATCAACCTCTTTAACGAATCGGTCATGCATCGCGTCCCATTTCTCACACCATTTCTCCATTTCTCGCTTGCGCGCCAAGATGCTACGCAGACGGCGAACACAACGCTGGTGTGCCATGAAATACTCGGTGGTTACGCCGCCACGCTGCCAACAATTCAGCTCTGGATTGAGTGGGTGGACTGCCTGCACATCCGGGTGCCGCTGCTCGAAGCCGGAGCGATAAAATGCTTCTGAAGTCATAAAGAACGCCAGATAGCGGATCGCCGTATCTCGCGTGAAGCATTTTTTTATACGTCCGTGGCGTACTGCTACGAACAGTGGGCCAACAGGCGTATCGTGTTTCTGTAATGCCAGGTCAATCATGCTCACGGTGCGTTTATCGTTCATTTCCGATCCTTAACTTTGCTATAGCGTTCGTGTGACATCACTTCCCAGTTCTTGCCGCCATCGCGGGAGAGTAGCCGCCAGCGATGATTAACCTTGAGGCTCAAATTCCCGGAGCCGTGCATACGGCAGGGATGGATGCGCCTTGCCCTGAACTGGCTTAAAACGTGTGCCGCTTTGAGGTGAACCCACTCAGGAATTCGTATCGCTGTCAGCGCCATCAGATCCGAGCCTCCACTTTTTGTTTTTTGACGAACTCAACCAGCTCAGAAATGAGCTCGTCGATTAATTCCTTCCCGCTATCCGTAAGGAATTCACCGCTGCCATTTACATCAACAGCACTGCTGTAAATTCCTTTAATAGCTTTTACTCCTTCTACATTCCCGTATTCACTGATCGCAAGCCTTTCGAATTTCCGCAATAATCCATCGAGAAGAATCTCTGTTAACTCGACCGTGTTAATACCGCCTTTATTTAGCTTAATAACTAGGCAGTTACTGCCTGTTTTACGCTGGTGTCGTAATAATGCTGCTTTTAAAACTCGTCGACGATATGTCTCGATTAATTTATCCATTGCGCTGTTCCTCCTCCAAACTCATAACTATTTCCTCTTCTTTTTCGGTCCACCCATGAATCTCAGCGGCGAGGTCATAAACCAGAGCGCATATTGTTTTGAGTTGAAATCTGTCTAACTTGTCGTGATATTCAAATAATGTTTGCGACAAGCCTGACAACTTCTCCGCTTTGATATTCACTTCCTGAATATCCTGTCTTTTTAAAACGCCCATAATTAACGACCATATGCTTTTTTAAGATAAAGACGAGCGATTACCTCGTAACCGCTGGCCGCATAAAGGCATGCTGTTCTATATGCTGATTTATCAATGATGAAAGTCATACGAAGCGCCTCACAGCCAAAGAAGCGACCACACGACCGTGAATTTTGATTTCTTTCTGTTCATCGGTATTAAGGGTGAAAGTTTCGTAATGATGGTTATCAGAGATGATTTTTAATGAGCCATCAGCTAATGGCTCAATTCGCTTAATGAAAAGGCATGGGCGACCAAAAGCATCCATTGTGTAAACATAAATGCCAGAGGTAAGCGCACGTCCACCGCAATCAACGAAAGCCACAATCTCACATGGTTCTATGGTCGGCTGCATTGAATCACCTTCCATCCGGCAGCTTTGAACGCGGTTGCCAAAGTCATTAATATTGTCTGAACCGATCAGCATTTGAGTAGTTTTTATTGGCTGATTAATCGCGATAGCATTTTGCATTTTCATTTCCTCAGGGTGAGTTTCCCCCCACCCTAAAAGGTGTTAATTATGATTAATTGAGTTAATTAGTTAGTTAAATAGCAGAGAACATTTTCTTAATGTCAGGATAGTCATCAATGATTTTTTTAGCATCATCACATGCTTCTTCATATGACTTGAAGAAATCAACCAGAACAAAATAATTACCTACACGTTCGTAGATAGCGAATTCCAAACCGTCAATAAAAGTGGTGTTAAATTCGTAATCAAAATCATTCTGATGAGGTTGCGCAGCTCGTAAATAACACCAGTGCGAATTTGCTGCCTTGAGCTTGGCGTGGATATCAAATTCCTTACTCGCTGGGTTTGGTTGGGAGGTTATGTTCATCTCATTGGCTCCGTTGTTTGCCGATGAAATGAGAATACTTAAGTATTAATTGAAGGTCAATGGTATTAATACAAAAAGAATAATAGTTTTCTTATGTATTTGTTATTGAAGATTATTTTAGTAATAAAAAAAGCCGACGCTATGGTCGGCTTGGTGGTTTTTTGGGAGCGGATCAGAAGATTGTTGATACCCAAAACAGTCTTCCTAAAACCTCAAGGCTATCCATGTCTACTTCTTCATCAGGGTATTCATCAGAGTTATAGCTTCTGATTGTCACCTTATCTGGCCCAGATCTGTAGAGGATTTTTAACCTTTTCCATCCACCTTGGTTGATGCCGTAAATTTTACCATCAACGATACGCTTGTCATGGCAGTTTATGGCAACAGTAGAGCCATCAGCGATCACTGGCTCCATGCTATTTCCGTGTGCAGCAAAGCATAGAACGCCATCACCATCACTATTAGCTCCCACCTTTCGCAATGTTGCTTTGGAAAACCTAAGTTTTTTGCCATTGTAATCATCATTAAGAGCGCTGCCATCTCCACATGCGAACTCGATATCCTTCAAGTAAGGCACCTCTACCTCATCATCCTCAAGCGGCGTTTGCTTATCCCATGGATCTATACCAAACATCCTTTGTTCTGGAGTTTTTGCGGGCCCCATGGTGCCTTCACCAGTGCTTAACCATATTGGATCTACATCCAACGCTTTGGCTATATCCACGATTTTTCCGCTGGACTGAGCTTTTCCTGAGGTTAGTTTTTGTATGGCCCCCTGGCTTACCCCAACCCTATGCGCTAATTGACTTTGAGTAGCCCCGGCATGAGCCATCGCCAGCCTTAGTCTTTCTGCAAGTGTGTTCATCTAAGTATCTCCGATTTCTGTGCATATTTAATACCACAGGATTAACCATGGCAAGCGGATAATACTTGATTAATTATTCCTTTGGTATTATTTTATATCTTTAATATTAATACTAAGGGCTTTGTTATGACTGATGAGGTTTTTGAATCCCCAATGGCGAAAGCCGTGTACGTTGCTGGTGGGCAAAGTTCGCTTGCTAAAAAGGTTGGCGTTACGCAAGGAGCTGTCTGGAAGTGGGTCAGGGGGATAAAGAAAGTTTCTCCGGTCCATGCAGTGGCAGTCTCAAACGCAGTTAATGGAGTTGTTAAGCCTCATGAACTGCGTCCTGATTTGCCGACTCTTTTCCCGCACCCGGGTAATGAGGTGTGACATGTCACGGCATTATTGCGTCAGCGAACCTTTACTGGTGGCTGAATTCAGTAACGAAAATGAGTTGGCGGGTGTCGCATGAGCATGGAACTTATGGTTAAAGCAATGAAGGTCAAGGTGGGAAATCCACTGCGTAAGCTCGTGCTACTTAAGCTTGCAGATAACGCTAGTGACCATGGTGAGTGCTGGCCGAGCTATCAACACATCGCTGATCAGTGCGAAATTAGTAAGCGATCTGTGATGAATCACATTGATGCTTTGTGTGAATGCGGACTGGTAAAAAAAGAACTTCGCCCGGGGCCAAAAGGTAACTCAAGTAATGTCTATCGACTTGATTTTAGTAGTGCAGGAGATTCACTAGGGGGTAGTGCAAGTCGTTCACTACCTAGTGCAGGAGATTCACCACATGGTGCAGGAGATTCACTAGGGGGTAGTGCAGGAGCTGCACCCAGAATCAGTCACTCTTTTGAACCAGTCAATGAATCAGTCATAGAACCTAAATATAACGGTTCATCTGACAACGGTTCTGAAAAAAATCGCTCTTCCAAAGAGAACTATTCCAACGAGTTCGAGCAGGCATGGCAGGCATATCCAAAACGTGCTGGTGGTAACTCCAAGGCCGCTGCCTGGAAAGCCTGGAAATCTCGAATCAAAGACGGTGTTACCACTGAGGCAATGCTGGCAGGCGTAAGCCGTTATGCCGGGTATGTTCGCGCCACTGGTAGCGAGGGAACTCAGTTCGTCAAACAAGCAGCAACGTTCTTCGGTCCTGATCGGCACTTCGAAGATGTATGGCAGCCTCCCGCAGGCAAAACCAACGTACGAACCGGAATGCTCCCTGTATCAGGGTTCAGTGAACAAGATTACGGCCAGTCAGACTGCAACTGGTAAGCAGGAGAAATCACAATGCTGAGTATTAAACAACGCGAAGAAAGGGAAGCCCTGGTGGCAAAGCGCGAAGGGCTTCGTGAAGAACTGGCGTTCGCTGTAGAGCATAAAAAACCATGGCAGTGGAGGAGTTGGGAATCTGGCGAGGTACACGCTGCCACCTGTGAAATGCATGGTGACTATCAACGTATTTCCCTCACTGGAAAAGCCTATCGTGGCGTTGAAAACGTCAAGCATTCCCAATGCCCGGAGTGTGTGAAAGCGGAACTGGCGGACATCGAATCCAGCCTGCGTGCATTACGTGTGGCCGACCTGATGGACAACGCAGGGATCGCACGACGTTTCGAAGCATGTGAATTCGATAACTACCAGGCTATCAATCAGGATGCGGCCAAAAATCTCGCGTCCTGTCAGCGTTACACCCACAGCTGGCCTGAGCGTCTGAAAGCCGGAACCGGTTTAGTCATGACCGGAAACTGCGGTACTGGTAAAAATCACCTGGCAGTTTCTATTGCGAAAAGCATCATTCGCGATCACCTCGCTAAAGTGGAAATAACCGACGTCATGCGCCTCACCCGGGCTGTGAAAAGCACGTGGCGCCACAATGCCGAAATGACCGAGGAAGACGTGATAGAGCGTTTTGCATCACTGGATCTGCTGATTATCGACGAAGTGGGCGTGCAGTTTGGCAGTCCGACCGAAATGACCATCCTGCAGGAAATCATCAATGCCCGGTACGAAAGCATTCTGCCGACAATCCTGATCAGCAATCTCACATTCGACCAGTTGAAAGAGACGATTGGTGAGCGAATCGTGGACCGGGTTACCGATGGTGGACGCAACCGCCTGGCATTTGGCTGGGGAAGTTTCCGCGCTATCGTGTCAGGAGTTGTAGCATGACCCCTGTCTGGAAAAATGAAGATCTGGAAGGTGCGGTAATCGGCGCTATTTTTCTTCGTGGTGCCGACCCTGAGGTACTGGATATTCTCTCCAGAGTTCCGTCCAGCGCCTTCTCGGTACCACAGTATCGGGAAATCTACACTGGGATCTGCCGTCAGGCGCGAGGGGCCGGTGTTATCGACCCTGTATTGCTCTGCGAAAGCATGCCAAAGCACAGCGCAATCATTCTGGACTCAAGCCGTATCGCATGGGCGAAGTCGGCGCTTGTTTCCTACGTTTCGACGATGGAGCGTAATGCAGCTGTTCGCGATGCCGAAGCTGTAATTGAAAGGGCGCTGGCAGATCTGCGGAGTGCTCACAATGGTGATGCAGCTTTATCGGCATTCAGGGCCGCACAGAACAGCATTGCCGCAATTTCTCTCGAAGAAAAGACCGTTCAGCCAGTTCACATCGACGACATTCTTCCTGCAGTAGTGGATCGGGTAGATGCACGCAACCGCGGGCTCGAAGAAGCCAGAAGCCTCATGACGGGTATTGAAGAGCTTGATGCAAAGACTGGCGGCATTGAACCAACAGACCTGGTGTTTATCGCTGCGCGTCCGTCGATGGGTAAAACTGAATTGGCGCTGGATATCATCGACAAAGTTTCTGAACAGGGCCGTGGTGTCCTGTTCTTCAGCATGGAAATGCCAAATATCCAGATCGGTGAGCGGATGGTATCCGCTGCCGGTGGCATGTCGGTTTCACGCCTGAAAAAGGCCGCTGATTTTGACGATGAAGACTGGGCCAGGCTGACCAATGGTGTAGAGCGCCTGACTGGTCGTAGCATCTGGATGGTTGATTCCACCGATCTGACAGTTGATCAGATTCAACAGATAGCTACCCGCCTGCAGCTGGCACATCCTGAAATAGCGCTGGTGGTCGTGGATTATCTGGCACTTATCAAAATTGAAAGCACTGCACGATATGACCTTGCCGTCGGTGAGGTGTCAAAAGGGCTTAAGCGCCTGGCTAAATCCAACAAAACGCCAGTTCTTGCTCTGAGTCAGCTTTCTCGTGGTGTCGAAACTCGGCCAAATAAACGTCCAATGAACTCCGATCTTAAAAACTCAGGTGAGATTGAGGCAGATGCTGATCTCATCATGATGCTTTATCGCGATGAAGTTTATAACCCTGAGTCGCCAGCAAAGGGGATAGCGGAAATTAACGTGACCAAACAGCGCAACGGTGAGCTGGGCACGATCTACCGTCGATTCTATAACGGGCACTTCCTCCCAATTGACCAGGAGTTAGCAAAGCAACGTTCAGCTCCACAGCAGAAAGCCCAGACCAGACGTTACTCAAAAGAAAGGCATTCCAGCAATGCAGACTATTAAAACCATCAAGGCAGCGGGGGCAACCGTATGAAACTGGAAGCATCACTCAAACATTTCAGCCCTCAGGGCATGCACATCAGCGACGACGTGAAAGGAACCTCTCCGGATCGCCTTACAGGAACAGATGTAATGGCGGCGATTGGCACCACCAGCAGCCGTGCGCGCTTCGGCCTGGCGGCGTTCTTCGGTAAAGCGGGAATCAGTAAAACGGATGAACAGCTCGCAGTTCAGGCGCTGGCGCGATATGCGATGGATGTCGCACCGAAGAATGTTCGCAAAGCAGCTGGTGGGCAGTTCGGATGGTGCATGCAGATGCTGGCACAATTTGCCTTTGCTGATTACTCCCGTTCTGCGGCTACCAGCGTGACATGTCACAGCTGCAGTGGTACCGGGTTTATCTCCGGGAATGAGGATGTGGTTAAACATCCTGGTATTTTCGACGCCGACGGTGCCGAAGTGGTGGCGCCGAAGATTAAAAATGAGCTGGTGAATAGGGTTTGCGGAACATGCGGAGGAAAGAAAGTGATCCTTGCCCGGTGCAGGTGTGGCGGTAAAGGCGAAGTGTTGGACCGTAAAGCCACAAAAGACCGCGGCGCGCCGGTTTTCAAGACGTGTGAACGTTGCTCTGGTAATGGCTTCTCTGCTATCTCCTCGGCGACGGTACACCGTGCCATTCTTAAGCGTCTCCCGGACCTCCATCAATCCTCATGGTCACGCAACTGGAAACCCTTCTATGAAATGCTGGTGGACACTCTGCGCCAGGGGGAGCGTCATGCAGCAGTAGAATTTGAGAAGGCGACAACTTATTAATATGATCGGAGCAAATAGCGACACTTTTTTGCACGTTGGTGTTGACTTTGCATAAAACTGCCCTGTATGCTTCTGATTATGGAGTATAACGCCTGTAGATAATTAACCTCGAAAAGCCCGCCACGTTGCGGGTTTTTTTATACCTGCAATTCTTCGCACCACGCTCGGTGCAATTCAACCTTTGACAGAGTGACAATAACGCCGCATAGCGGCCTTCTTTCCCCTCGTATTGAGAGGATTCACAGCAATAAGAGGGGGCTAAATGTCCGATCCATTAACCGGTACTGGTGCAGTTCTCGGCGGCGGTCTGCTGGGCTCCGTGCTTTACGGGGTCTTCACCCATACCGATTTCGGCGTGGTATTTGGCGCTTTCGGTGGTGCGGTGTTTTACGTTGCGACAGCAACAAACCTTACGCGCGGTCGCCTGACAGGGTATTTCCTGACATCGTTCATTGTTGGTGTGCTTGGGGCTGGTTTTATTGGTTCATGGCTAAACGCCTTTACGCGCTATGAAAAACCTCTTGATGCACTTGGTGCAGTGATTCTGTCTGCGCTGTGTATAAAAATCCTAACTTTTCTTAATAACCAGGATCTGAACAGCCTGTTCGGCTTTTTCTCGCGGTTACGCGGAGGAGGGGGGAATGGTAATTGAACCTGCTGCACTGGCTAACGCAATTATCTCTGCTGTTATCGTTATTGCACTGATGTTTTATCAGCGTGGCAGTGCGAGACATCGCCCACTGATATCGCTGATGGCTTATTTCACTGTGCTGGTATACGCCAGCGTTCCTTTCCGTTATCTGTTCGGCCTGTACCATGAATCGCACTGGTTTGTGGTGCTGGTGAACGTCCTGATATGTGCTGCCGTTCTCTGGGCTCGGGGAAACGTGGCGCGCCTTGTTGATGCACTGAGGCACTAATGAACCAATCACAATTTCAAAAGGCGGCTGGTATTAGCGCCGGGCTCGCTTCGCGCTGGTTTTCGCGCATCGATGCTGCAATGAAGGAATTCGGCATCACAGCACCGCTCGATCAGGCCATGTTCATCGCACAGATGGGGCATGAGTCCGGCGGGTATACCCGGCTGGTGGAAAGCCTGAACTATGCGGCGGAAAACCTGGTCCCCAACTTCGGCAGCCACCGGATTACCAACCAGCAGGCCGCCGCACTCGGCAGAACGGCAACGCAACCGGCAAATCAGAAAGCGATAGCCAATCTGGTTTACGGCGGTGAGTGGGGCAAAAAGAACCTGGGCAACCAGATTGCTGGCGATGGCTGGAAATATCGCGGTCGCGGCCTGAAGCAAATCACCGGCCTGAGCAATTACCGCAGCTGTGGGCTGGCTCTGAAGCTGGACCTTGTCACCCAGCCTGAGTTGCTGGAACAAGATGAATACGCTGCACGCTCCGCCGCGTGGTTCTATGTCTCTCATGGCTGCCTTCTTCATTCCGGCGATATTGAGCGCGTGACACTGCTTATCAATGGCGGTCGTAACGGGCTGGATAAACGCCGTGCACTGTTTAACCTGGCAAGATCAGTGCTGGTGTGAGGTGAGCATGGGTATTGAAATGATTGTCGGCCTGGCTGTTGCTGTTCTTGGGGCCATTGCAGCTGCTTTCGGTTTTGGTCATGCCTCTGGAACGACTAAAACGGAAGCAAAATTCCAGAAACAAAACACCGAAGAGAAAGCCGCTGCCACTGAAGCAGTTGCAGAACGCCGGGTAGACGTTACGAAAGAGGCCAGCAATGTACAGCAGACTGTTAACCATATGCCTGATGACGATGTTGATCGCGAGCTGCGTGACACGTGGAAGCGTCCCGGTGGTGGTTGATACCGCCTGTGACTGGGTAAAGCCAATCTACCTCACTGATCACGATATCGATGTTATGGACCGTCAGACGAAGAAAGACATCCTGACCCATAACAAAGCGTGGCAGGCGAACTGCCAGAAACCAATAGAAGTGAGGTCCAAATGATCGCAGCCATCGGCACAATTCTGGTCTGGTTGATAATTGGCATTGCTGGTATTGGTGCTATTTTCTGTGCCTTCATTGGCTTGCTGTTTCTCATCAACTGGCCTAAATAAATTCCCCGCCTTAAACCGAGTGGCAACCGGCGCAGGCCCAGCGAACAGGGTAACCAATAGCCTCGCAATAGCGGGGCTTTTTCACATCTGAGGATTACCAATGACCGTACGTGCTAAATTTTTCTGCCAATCAATTCAGAAGGCAGAAGATGATTCATATCGAACCATCCACATGAGCCCAATTACTGCTGACACCGAAGAAAACAAGGCGTGGTCAAAGTACACGCCTGACGGCCAGTTGACGATGCATGTGTCCAACCCGGCAGCATTCGACCAGTTCGAGCAGGGGAAGGAATACTACATCGACATTCAACCAGCTCAGTAAGCATTACAAAGCTCATCCGCTGGTGGGCTTGATAATGGGAAAACAGTGATGCCTATAAATTTTGGTAATTAGAAAAAACCTCAGATAAGTGCTAAAAATTTTCCCAGTAAACAACGATGAGATGAAGAATGAAAATCCTGGGATTTGATGAGCACAGAACAAAACGTGGGAGTGGTGCATTAAAGTTCTTTGAGCTGGAGCGTGTACCAAGCAGTGACTGGGTAAAGATATTCGAAAGCCTGTTCACAGAAAGTGGTGATGAGGCGTGGGTTGAGGGGTATTGCATAGTGACGAACTGCCCAAGCAGTGACATAGCTGAAAGGCTGGTGCAGTTACAATCAAAATGAATCGCCACGCGTTTAACAGACACCTCAGAGTCATTTAAGATGACTTAAAGAGAGGTGCCCATGAGCGGTAAGCGTTATCCTGAAGAGTTTAAAACTGAAGCAGTCAAACAGGTTGTTGATCGCGGTTATTCTGTTGCCAGCGTTGCAACACGTCTCGATATCACCACCCACAGCCTTTATGCCTGGATAAAGAAGTACGGTCCGGATTCTTCCACTAATAAAGAACAGTCAGATGCTCAGGCCGAGATCCGCCGTCTCCAGAAAGAGCTGAAACGGGTTACCGACGAACGGGACATATTAAAAAAAGCCGCGGCGTACTTCGCAAAGCTGTCCGACTGAGGTACGCCTTTATCCGTGACAACTCCTGTTGCTGGCCTGTTCGCCTGCTCTGTCGGGTGCTGGATGTTCATCCCAGTGGTTTTTACGCCTGGCTTCAGCAGCCGCATTCACAACGCCATCAGGCAGACCTGAGACTGACAGGACAGATTAAACAGTTCTGGCTGGAATCGGGATGCGTCTATGGTTATCGCAAAATCCATCTGGATCTGCGTGACAGCGGGCAACAGTGCGGAGTAAACAGAGTCTGGAGACTGATGAAACGTGTCGGAATAAAGGCTCAGGTCGGATACCGAAGCCCGCGGGCACGTAAAGGCGAGGCCAGTATCGTGTCACCCAACAGGCTCCAGCGACAGTTCAATCCGGATGCTCCTGATGAGCGTTGGGTAACGGACATAACCTACATCAGGACCCACGAAGGCTGGCTGTATCTTGCCGTTGTTGTTGATCTGTTCTCACGCAAAATTATCGGCTGGTCCATGCAATCCCGGATGACAAAGGACATTGTCCTGAACGCACTGCTGATGGCTGTATGGCGGCGTAATCCCGAAAAACAGGTGCTGGTTCATTCGGATCAGGGCAGTCAGTACACAAGCCATGAGTGGCAGTCGTTCCTGAAATCACACGGCCTGGAGGGTAGCATGAGCCGTCGCGGTAACTGCCATGATAATGCGGTTGCAGAAAGTTTTTTCCAGTTGTTGAAACGTGAACGGATAAAGAAAAAGATCTACGGAACGCGGGAAGAAGCCCGCAGTGATATTTTTGATTACATCGAAATGTTTTATAACAGTAAGCGTCGGCATGGTTCTAGCGAACAGATGTCACCGACAGAATATGAAAACCAGTATTATCAACGGCTCGGAAGTGTCTAGATTATCCGTGGCGATTCAAAATGCGAAGAAGCAGAAACCATATTCAGAACTCAGTGCCCAACCCTCTGAACACTAATCGCCGCCTTCGGGCGGTTTTTTATTGTCACAAACAACGCATATCCACTCCAAGGGATGAAGAACTAATTATCTCTTTGAGAGGGTAAAAGCAACAGCCAGCACCCGCTGGAGGGATTGATAATGATGGCTTCGTGATCCCTATGGTTTTTAGGGTATGGAAATAGGCATAAATAGGCTCCCTGGGTAAATAAACGTAGCGAAAGTCACAGACATTAGATTTTTTTCATGTGATTGAATTATTTAAAGGCTAACATCATCCACATAAAATGAATCACTTGAGGAAGGAAATGTTGTGGCTCCGATACTTGTTTTTGCCAATAACGAACATGTGAGAGTATTGAGAATTCGTGATTACAGAAGCAAAATCAGATACCTGCATTCAAACCAAGAAGTAAGATCTCTGGATGTCATAATGGTTTTTTCAACCTTCCTCAACGGGAAAAGCGGTGCTGTCCTGGTGGCAGCAGACAGATATGTAAGCAGGAAAGAAATTCTCGAGGCTTATGATGCGCTGCTCAGTTAAAATCCAGACTGAAGACTCACTAAGAAGTGGATCAGACAGCCTGCTGAACCACAAAGTTAGATATTCACAGTAATAATCTGGTGCGCGGGGTAGCAGGTTAAACTGTTCCGGACGAAGCGTGACGCTGCTACAAGCTGGAGGATGGTGCAGACGACCTATATCTTCTGGCTCAATGGTTCGAATCCATTCCTGATTACCTCATTTAAGCCATCTACTTCCGCTAGTGGGTATGAAAATGGTTTTAACCTCAAGCGTTGAACCAATCAGCTGATTATCTTGCGCAATTGGATTTCTTCCTGCTCGTTGAGCTTGGCGTACTCGCTGATTTGTTTAATAAGTGACTCTTTGTTATTAGACATCATGGATGAAACGTAGCAATCAGTTCTCCATTCGAAAAAACTCACTAAAAACAAGAGGGTTGTTTTTGAGTACTGATAATGTATTGAGAGGTCATTGCAAATTCTTTTCTTTTCCATGGGGTAAGTTTCTACTTAATGCAAATTATCGGCATTTATAATGCTTCATTGGGTTGAGATACATGAATACTTCACTTTGAGTAAAGTGATACTTCATTACCGCTAAAATTAGTAGGATTAATCTTAGGTTATTGTTGTTTTTGGCACAATATGAATAATAAATTCGACTAAACACAACGATAACAAACGATGAAAATTCAATCTATTGCAATCGCTTTGCTGGTGGCGATATCGTCACCTTCATACTCAGCATTTCAGGAAAGGGAATACAATACCTGGTATCAGAAAGATGCAGTGCTTTACGACATTACGCAGACCTCAGAGGGATTGCCCGTCATGATAAGCATCTCGCAACCAGAGCGGGGATCAGCCAATATGCTCGTATCCTATATGTCCGAGGGTAGTTGTGGGGATAAGAAGGATTTTCTTAATGTGAACGGGAAGGATGTTCCTGCAACTTACAGCTGTGCATCAGTCGGGGTAAACAGGATTGATCACTTTGCAATTAATGATGCCGAAAAGGTCAATGAGATGGTTAACCACCTCAAGTCTGATTTCACTTTGTTGCTTCAGAACGATATTAAGGTCTGGGCTGCAAACATAAAGACGCCGAAGTACGGCATAGCGCCAAGATTTTAAATCGCCAGATATAACCGCCTCAGGGCGGTTTTTTTATGCCTTAAATTTGTCCATCAGAGGATAACTATGCAGGTCACTATTGATGGTGTCCCATACGTTCCCGCCAGCGTCGTTTCATCACGGATCGGCATTGCCATTTCGACGCATCAGCGCGCAGACGTTTTAAAGCGAGCACTCGAACAGCACATGAAGCATCTTCCCGCCGGTGCGCTGGTGGTGGTAGTCGATGATGGTTCTAAACCTGCAGCGGTAGTTCCCCACGGCGTGCAGCTGCTTCGCCATGAAACATCACTCGGCATTGTTGCTTCGAAGAACGCCAGCCTGTCAGCCCTGATGGATGCCGGATGCGAGCATCTTTTTCTGTGGGATGATGACGCCTGGCCTATCGCCGATAACTGGCATCTTCCCTACATCGAATCACCTGAGCCGCACCTGGCTTACCAGTTTCTGGATCTGGCCGGGCGCAATAAGCTGCACGACATGGCGGAGCTGTACCGTGATGATAAGCATGTTGCTTACACCGGGCAGCGCGGCGTGATGCTTTCCTACCACCGCAGCGCCATCGAGAAGGTGGGCGGATTCGATCCGGTTTATGGTCGCGGCATGTACGAACACAGTGACCTCGCCCTGCGGATTCATAACGCTGGCCTCACGACGTGGGCATACGCTGATGTCGTCGGTTCAGAAAAGCTTATCCATTCTCTCGATGAGCATGAGGCCGTAGAGCGTTCAGTGCCGAGGCCAGACCGACAGGCGCTGGTGGAACGTAACGTGAAGATACACAACGAACGGCGTGATACCGGGTATACCGGTTATGTTGAATACAGGCAGCAGCGCGACGTGGTAATCACAACGCTGCTCACAAGTCAGCCTGACCCGCAGCGCGGTACCAAACTGACGGCCTCGCCTGACATGCTGAGCAGGTGGTCGGCATCGCTTCGGAATTGTGGCCGTATTGCGCTGGTGGATGAATTACTGACGGCCCCGGCAGATGTTGAGCTGTATCTCGTACCTGACGTGAAGATGAATGTCTACTTTCGTCGCTGGCTGCACATCTGGCAGCACCTGCGAGATCACCCGGAATACCGGTTCGTCTGGTGTACTGATGGTACCGATGTCGAAATGCTTCGCGCGCCGTGGGAAGAAATGGAGCCCGGGAAGGTGTATGTCGGTTCAGAACCGAAGACATACGCCGACGCCTGGGCAAAGCAGAATCATCCTGAGCGAATCTATCAGGAATTCATCAAAGCGCACCGCAACGATGTGATGCTTAATGCTGGTCTGCTTGGTGGTACCCGCGCTGATGTAATGGCGTTTGCTCAGGGCATCATCCGTCTTTACTACCGGATTGAGAGTTATCGTTTCTGGAAGAAAGAACAGGCTGGCGCCGCGGTGGGTGACATGATGGCCTTTGGCATCGTAGCTAAGTCGTTTGGCGATCGCATCGTTACTGGGCCGCGCATTCACACAGTGTTTAAGTCTGAAGGTATCGGTAAGGAGTACGCCTGGTTTAAACATAAATAAGGAGAAGTTTGCATGTCTAACGAAGAAAACGTGGTTAAGCTGGTAAAGAAAAGCGCCCCCGACAAAAATGAGACGCTTATGTTAGACCGATTAAAAGAATCTATTCTTGACTGGGCGGCTGGTCTAAAGAGCGCTTCACCGTTGCCAGAGCGTCCATGGCGGCATTGAGAAATCTCTCATCATGAGAGGCTGCGGAGTTAGGAAGCTCTTTTACGAGATTTTCCATTTCAGCGATCAGATAAGTGGAAACGCCATTATTCACACTCAATTTATCCATGGCTCTGATCATTTTAGGGATGAGAAATCCAACCTGTAACTCGAGAGTGAAAATTCTGTCAAAAAGCTCTTTGCTATCCAT